GGTGCAGTAAAATTCTTATCTGAAAAGAAAGAAAAAGCACTAACCGCAGATGACAAAATAAACGCTTTCTTACAATGGAAAGCAGCAAGAAAATAATTTATAACTAATTTAATTTAAACAAAAAAATGGCTGGATTTCAAGTTGGTAGTTTAAGTAACTACACCAAAACAAATGAGCAAATGCTCATCATCAAGTCTTACTTTGAACCTAAGACTGCATCTGTAATGCAAAAATTAACAGGTGTAAAATCATCAATTCAAGTACCTTCTTTATCTAATGACCTGTATTGGCAAGCAGGTGGAACTTGTGGACTTATCAACGCATCAGGCGACACCACAATTTCTGCTCGTGTTCTTACAGTAGGTAAAGTAAAAGCAGAGCAAGCATTTTGCGTGGCTACACTTGAAGCAAAATACACTCAGTTGTTACTTGCACCAGGTTCACAATACGAATCACTACCGGGTGGTATTGATGAGGCTTTTATGAATACAGTAATCGGTGACGTAAAAGACAAAATCGAATTAGCTATCTGGCAAGGTGATACTACTAAATGGCAAGATTACTTGAACAAATTTGATGGTCTTGTAAAGATTATCGGTGCTGCTTCAGGACCTGTTCAAGCTAACGCTGCTGCTTACATCACTCCTGTAACTGCGGTTACTGCTTCTAACGTAATTGATGTAATGCAAGCTATTTACTCTGCTATTCCTGTGGATATTATCAACAAGCCTGACTTGAAGATATTTATCGGTGAGGACATCAGCCGTCTATACTTAACTGCATTGACAAACGCTAATCTGTTCCACTTTATTCCATCTGGTAACTCAATGGGCGAATATACATTACACGGAACAAACGTGGGTATTATCCCTGTACCAGGATTGAATGGCCAGAAAGCAGCATACGCTTTGAGAACATCAAACATGTTCTTAGGTGTTGACTTAGAAGGCGAAGATGAGGAAGTGAAAGCATGGTACTCAGAGGACTATGACCAAGTGATGATTCGCTTGAAGTTCAAGATGGGTGTTCAAGTTTCACAGACTGCTGAAATAGTTAAATTTACTTGGTAATCATTTGGGGAGGGTAACACCTCCCCTTTAATAATTTTAAAAATATGGCATGTGCAATAGTATCAGGATATAGCCTTGACTGTAAAGATACAGTTGGAGGTATTAAAAAAATCTATGTAACCGAATTGGCGAATGTAACTGCCGTAACCGAGAATGCAAGTGGTTTTGTAACAAGCATAACTAAGGCAGCAGGTAAGAAATATTTTACCTATGAATTAGAGCCTCGTGGACAGAACAACTTTACACAAGCTATCCAAAGTGATGCAACAGTAGGCACAGTTGCTTACGAGCAAACTTTGACTGTTAACTTTGTGAAGTTGAAATATGAAACACAGGCTACTTTACAGAACCTAATCAAGAATAGGTTATCGGTAATTATCGAAACAAAAGATGGTTCTTATTGGTTATTTGGTAAAGATAATGGCTTAGAGGTAACAGGTGGCAATGCTAACTCTGGACAAGCTATGAATGAATTTCAAGGTTACACTTTGACACTCTCAGGCATGGAGAAAAACCTTGCAAACGAAGTGAGCAGCTCAATAATAAGCGGATTGCTTTCATAAATATAAGGGGTTGTTGAGAAAGAGGGAGGCTTCGGCCTCCTTTTTTTATGCAATAAATTGTACTTTTGCTATTTATAATTGATGATTCAGTTCACAAAAGGCCAAAGCAATACACTAACATTGACTTTGACAGAGAATAGCACGTTAACCAACCCTATTTATCTGTTTCAGTTCAATAATCAGCAAACCAATGTTGACTATTATTTCATTGCTAATGACACGAGCCAATACAAAGAACGATACAATCGGTTTGTTATCTCATCAGGAACGGACACATTGAATGCCGAAATAGAGTTAGGCAATGAGGGTTTCTACAATTACTATGTTTATGAAACAAACCTTGCCAATACATCGGGTTTATCCAATGCAGAGGAGGCAGTTCCTTACATTGTAGGTCAAGTTGAGAATGGTTTGGTGTGGGTATTACCAGAGGCGGATGCAATAATCAACTACGAGCCAGATGATGACACGGCAGTTGCATACGAGCCGATTGAGTTTGATTATTTAGTACAAGAAGATGATGCGTACATCTTACAAGAAGATGGATATTTAATACAACTATGAGCAGCGATAAAAGAATAAGCGAATTAACACTTGTTTCAGCCAATGCAAGCGGAGATATGTTTCCGATGGTGCAAGGCTCGACAACATTCAAGACAACACTTGCCAAGATTTCAACTTTTTTGCAGGGTTATTTGACGGCATCCACAACTGCAAAAGGAGTTGTTGAATTAGCAACTAATGCAGAAACACAAACAGGAAGCGATACAACAAGAGCAGTAACACCTGCTGGGCTTGCTTCGGTTGTTGCGAGTGAATCACTTGCAGGACTTGCAGAAATAGCAACACAAGGTGAAGCGGATGCAGGCACAGATGATGCAAAGATAATCACCCCATTGAAGTTAGAGAACTTTGATAAGTGGGCAACAAAAGAACCTGTTTTAAATACTGCAAATACTGCGAGTGGCACAAATTCTGTTGTATTAAATACAACAAGCGGTGTTTGTACATTTACTCAAAGTATTGTAAAGAATAGCCTTGCTAATTTTATACTTAACAATAACAATATAACGACCAATTCTGTACTTGATTTTGAGATTAAGTATGCAGGCTCAGGCGCACCAGTTGTTATGTATTATCAAACAACTGCAAATCAGGTAACATTTCATATTGCAAATCTTCAACTTACTGGACACAATGCAGACACCGATGCTGATATTGTGATTTGGTTTAAAATAGTAGGCTAATGCACCTTATAAAAATAGACTTCGAAAACAACAAAGTGCCTGCATTTGTAGAGCCGAGAAAAGGCTCTCAACAAAAGTGGGTTTTTTATGGCGAGAACAATGACTATCCGCAATTCCTTACAACCTTGTTTAATAGGTCGGCAAAACACAATGCTATTTGTACCGATAAACAATTATACATAAAGGGTCAGGGATGGACATTTGATGCAACAGGGATTGAAGGTGAAGCAGAAGCACAATTAAGGGCATTTATTGACAATCCTAACCCTTATGAAACACTCAATGATTTGCTTTCTAAAACCGCATTGGATGAACTTCTTTATGGAGGTTTTTATCTTAAAGGTGTATGCGATAAAACAGGGCAGTTGGCTGAACTATACCATGTGGATTATAGCAGAGTAAGAAGCAACGAACAAAATTCCGAGTTTTATATTTCTGATTTTTGGGTGAATACTGATGGCTCATATAAGGCGAATCTGAAGCCTGATGAGTATGAAACATTGCCTGCGTATGACCCAAGCAAAAAGCAGAAAGTTTACATATTTTATTACAAGTCTTACAGGCCGGGTTTAAAGACTTACACTTTGCCCGAATATATCGGGGCAGTTCCTGCAATCATAACCGATGCAGAGATTGCCAACTTCCATAGAGCAGAAATTCAGAACGGATTTAAGGGCGCAAAGTTTATAATTTTCAAGAATGGGGTACCTTCGGATGAGGAGATGAAGAAAACCGAAAGGCAGTTAAAGGCAAAGTTTACAAGCACAGATTCAGCGGGCAGTATGGTTGTTGATTTTGTTGATGACCCTGCAAGAACACCAGAAGTTTTAAACTTAAATGGCGATGACTTTGACAAGCGATATGAGGCATTAAACAAAACCATTCAAGAGGAAATATTTGTCGGACACAAGGTGGTATCCCCTATGCTTTTCGGTGTGCGAGTAGAAGGTCAGTTGGGTGGCAGAAACGAAATGATTGATGCTTTTCACTTATTCCAAAATAAATATATTTCGCCAAAACAGGAAATACAGGAAAAGATTTATAACATTTTTGCACCTGTTAAAGGCAAGTTACAGATTAAGAAAGTTGAGCCTGTAATGCCTTCATTTAATGAAACAGTATTGAGTGAAATCTTAACCAAAGATGAAATGCGTGAGATTATAGGTCGCAAACCTTTGGATATTTCTACTAATGTAAACAAAGACATTACAGATTCATTGAACTCATTGAGTCCGATTGTAGCAAATAAGGTGTTGACTTCACTCACAGTTAACGATATAAGGGCAATCGTAAATAAACCACCACTTGCAGGAGGTGATGTGTTACCAAATAGCGCACCTGCACCATCGGGATTTTCTAATTCAGAACCAAAAAAGCAAAATGATGAGTTGGACTATTCTGTATTCTCCAAATATGGTGAGCCGATTGAAAACTTTGTATCAGTAAAGACAAAAAAATTCATAGCATCAAGGCAAGAATTTTTATCTAAGTTGGAAGAAGGTGTTTTGGATATTATCAAAAAGACTCCCGATGTAACGGCAGAGGATTTGGTTAAGATATTCGACACGGATAAAACAAAGATTAATGATGCACTTGAAACCCTGACTGCTGAAGGTTTAATAAAGCTATCCGACAAGGGCATAAGCCTGACCAACAAAGGCGATAAAAAAAAAGTTCCTGACTTTGAGGAATTGTTCATCCGATATAGGTATGAATTAAACCCTGATAAAGCAGGTGAGCCTGCAATATTGCCAAATGGTAGGACACGAGATTTTTGCAGAGCAATGATTTCAAATCCACGTTATTTTAGCAGGGAGGACATTGATAATATCAGCAGGGATTTGGGGCAGTTGTATGGCATAGCAGGATATGACGCGTTCAGTATGCGTGGCGGTTGGTATCATGACCCAGAGAAAGGTGTAAATGTTCCATATTGCAGGCACGTTTGGAAACAAGAATTAGTTAAAAGAGCAAGATAATGGCAGTAAAAGTAATGCTTCTAAGTGAAGCAACATTAAAAGAAAATAGTGTATTGCAAGACAACGTCGATATGAAGGTTGTTACACCAACTATCTATCACGTTCAGAACTTCTATATTTTACCCATATTAGGCACATCTCTATTCAATGAGATAATAGACCAAGTAAGGGTAAATAATGTGTCAGCATTGAATAAAACACTGCTTGACCTATACATTACTCCTTGCATGATTTGGTACACAAGGGCAGAGTTATTAATTCACATGACATATAAGATGTTCAACAAGGCAGTAGGTGTGCAGAATGCAGACAATATGAATCCCGCATCATTGGATGAGTTGATATACATTAAGAATGAGGCAACAAACAATGCACAGGAATATGCCCAGAGGTTGACCAAATATTTGTTAGCTAACGAAGAACAATATCCGTTATTCTTAAACCAACCAAATGTGGAGATTGATACCTTCTTAGCAAAGATGAACAACTATAATTCTGGTATGGTGTTGGATGGCGATGGATGTTGTGAAGGTCAATACAATTTTAGAGGAGTTCCACACTCACCATTGATGGCTCGCAAACCTTGTTACTGGTGCTAATATGAAAGGTGTACATAAATCAAATATCGAGAAATTATATAAATACCTCAATGCAATACACAACGCTAAACAAGATATTAAACCTTATAGAAGAAGCCTGCGGTCAGCATGCCCAAGTGGCAAGTTTTCTATTCGGAGAGGACAGTGAGATTTCAACTCAACAAGAGTTATATCCATTAGTGGTGGCAAACATTGCACCTGCCACAATCTCGGACAAAACATTGGTATTGCCTATGGTTATACAGGTGTTGGATATTCAGAGAACAAACGAGGACAATATAAGAGATACTTTTTCGGATTGTTTGTCGATTGCACAGGATTTATATGCAATGATGAGCAACCCAGACAATGAGGACTATTTTCTTATTCAGCAGAATGTAAGCCTTGAGCCTGTAAGAGAAGCCTACCCTGACATCGTAAACGGATGGCGCATGACCTTAAACTTTGAACTTGCACAGACAAGGGATAGATGTTCTGTTCCGAGCAAATAATTGAAATTTATCTATTTAATAAAAAATAATCATGGCAACAGGAATTGATAAAATAAGTGGAAATGGCGGATTTGTTCTGCTAACTGGCACAGGTGTGAACAATGGATATTGGGAATCATTGGTTATCAATGAGGATGCGGTATTTTCTGCACTTGAAATTGGCGGTGTATCTGTATTGAGCAGCAAAGGTTTATCTGCTAAGACAGTAAAGGCAGGCATGTATTTGCCGACTGACCCAACGCAAAAAATTACAAAAGTAACTTTAACTTCTGGTAGCGTAATAGCTTATCTATGATAGGGAAGTTTCCAAAAGTAGGGCCAAGAGTTTATGGTGGTGCGCCTTTAAGTCCATTTGCAGGTGTTTATACTTGGTGGGCAAACATGAACAATGCCACTTTCTCGAATAGTGGTGGGGTTGATTATGTTGATACCATACCATTAACAGGAATATCTGATAGTTTTGTTCAGCCAACTGCTGCTCAAAGACCAAGATATATAGCAAGTGGTTTGAATGGAAATGCTACAATGCAGGCTACAATAAGCAATCAAAAAATATACAAAGCAACTGATGCAAGTGTGTTTAATGGTGGAGGTACTTTTGCATTTGTTCACTATAACACAGGAGGACTAACATATTTCACAGAAGCGACTGCTACGGCAACTTTATATAATTTTCAGTTTTTTGTTGGAAGCGGTTTTATTCAATTTTATACAAGTACTGATGGTGGACAAATTTTAATATCAGCAACTCCAATTTTGAATACATGGTGTGTTCATCATATTACAATAAGTGGAACTACTTTAAAATATTATCAAAATGGGGTTTTAAAATCAACCAAAACCGTTAATCAAAATATGTCTACTGCAAGACCTTTAACTGCTTATAATTACAAATCAATTAATGCAGAGCAAGGCTTTGGACAATTTGGGGATATTGTCGCATTTACTGGAACTGCATTAAATGACACACAGATTGCAAATGATTACACTAATTTTTGGAAAGTTAAATATCCATCGTTGCCATGAAGTATGTAATTTATAACAATATTGAAGATTTCAACACAAAGAATGATGAGATAATAGAATCAGGTATTTGTGGGAATGCCGTAAAGTATGCTGATTTAGATGCTTGTAAACATCCAAAAAAAGATTTATGGGCGATGCCTGTTTTAGATTATGTAACAGATTTCTTTAATGATAATGAATTAATTGAACTAACAAGCGATTGGTTAATTACACTTAAATAATGGCAAAGGGCAGCAATAAACAGAATATAAAGAAATCTTTTGGCAAGCGAAAAGCAGGCATGGCTAAAAAGAAGTTAAACAAACATGAGTGCAAAAAAGAATATAACGGACAAGGCAGGTAATTTAGGGATGCCTATTTCATTTGAGCAATTTTCTAAAGACCCAGTTAAAGGGTTGTTGTTTATTGTTCTTATAGCTATTGGTTATTTATATGTTGATGGTAAAATGAATTATCAAAGTCAGATTGCTAAACATGAACAAAAGATTGAATTACTCGAGAGCAAAGTAGATATACTCACCATTGCATTAAAGCGTTCCGATAGTGCATTGGTATCCGTTACAACCAAGTTGGAAGTTCTAACTCAAATGGGGAAAATCAAATGAAATACATATTAATCAGTATTGTTCTTTTGCTTATAGGTTATGGTGCAACAAAAACAGAAACCAAAGAAGTTGTTGAAGTGGATAGCATACTTATAAAAAGCGAACAGACTTTTGCCAAAGCATCCAATGTTTGTGTTGCAGCAGATGAGAAGCAAAAAAAGGAAATGGTTAAGATACAGGAAAAAGTTTTAACTTTGCAAAACCAGAACAAAGAATTAAAAGAAGTTATTATATCTCAACAAAATGAAATTAAAAGCCTTAGTTCTGTTCCTGTTGATACTGGTGAGCAGTTCAATTTATTCTCAAAGGATAAGAGTAATTAATGGGGATACACTTGTTACGTTCACTCGTAGTCAAGCTAAGGCAATAAATGATACATTCTTTGTTCAGAGGGAAATGATAAAAGAATTAAAGAATAAACCTGCTGACACAATAAGAATAAAAGAAGTGGTAAAACAAGAGCCAACAGTTACAAGAGATGGATGGGTGTTTTTAACCGCACAAATTGTTATATTGATAATTGTAATACTTGTATGAAATTTTTAAAAGATTTATTTGATGACAATAACTCTATCAACGAGAAAGCAGTTGTAGGGTTTATTGCTTTTTTTATGCTTGTAATAGCACTTGGCGTGGATTTATTGACAGGCTACTTTGGTAACCCATTAGTGATAAACGAGTTTATATTTGATGGATTTATGGTTATCATATTGGGCGCATTTGGTATTGCATCTGTAGATAAATGGATGAATAAAAAAGATAAAAACAATGAGTAATTTATCAAAGCATATCACAATGAAAGAGGCTACATATTCAGCAACAGGTGAAGCCAAAGGTATAGACAATAGTCCAACTGATGAGCATTTAGAAAACATGAACTTGTTGGCTGAAAAAGTATTTGAGCCACTTAGAGAATGGTATGGCAAGCCAATAAAGATTAATTCTTTTTATCGCAGCAAAGCATTAAACTTAGCAATTCCAGGAAGTAGTTTGACAAGTCAGCATTCTTATGGGCAGGCTATGGATATTGACACCACTTCTGACAACAAGAAGTTATTTGACTACATAAAAAATAATTTAGATTTTGACCAACTTATTTGGGAATTTGGCAATGAATCAAACCCAGATTGGGTTCACGTTTCGTATAAAAAGACTGGCAATAGAAAACAAATACTTAAAGCCATAAAACAAAATGGAAGCACCAAATACATCGGATTCTGAAGATGAGTTGGAATTTGAGGGTGTGTATAGTGAAAGTGATTCTGAAATAATAGGTGCAGCCTATAACGCATTTGCAATGGTTGATTCCATTGATACTGCTATGATGAGCAAGAAGGAAAGAGATAGGGTCATTGAGATAAGGCGAATGGCCATTGAACTATGCTACAACTCCTTAAAAAATATATATGAAGCCAACGCAACAGAGGAAGATTGAAAAGCCTCACCTAATTGCACTCAAGGAAATGGTGCTAAAATTCCCAAACACTCCTCATTTAACCCTTGCTAAAGCATTTGTTAAAAAGTACCCAAAGTTTTATTTATCAGTTGAGCAGGCAAGAACTCAAATCAGAGTTTTAAAAGGCTCACTTGGCGATAGAAGTAGAGAGTTGCTGCACAAAGACTTTCGGGCAGAACTTGAGAAGCTAAAAAAAGACTTGCCAAAAGGTGAAACCGAAAAGAAAGAGCCATATCATTTGCCAACTGCAAGTAAGAACATTCTAATCATTGGCGATATTCATATCCCATACCACGATGACACCGCATTATTTGCTGCATTGGAATATGGATTGGAAAACGATGTGGACACAATCATAATCAATGGCGATTTAATTGACTTTTCTTTGATTAGCCGACACGAAAAGGACTTAAGGAAGCGAAGTGTTAGTTATGAATTAGATACTGCCAGAACATTTCTAAAAGGATTGAGGGCAATGTTTCCGAATAAGCATATAGTTTACAAGTTGGGAAACCATGACACGAGGTATGAAAAGTGGATTATGCAGAAAGCACCAGAGTTGATGGATATTGAAGGCACTAAGTTAGAAGATTTATTGCAGTTGGTTAGCTTGAATATTCATCTGGTTTACGACAAACAAGTTATTTATGCAGGCAAGCACATGGCTATATTTCACGGACACGAAATCGGGTTGACATCTGGAGGAGTAAACCCAGCAAGGTCAGCAAGATTAAAGCTAAATAAGTCTGCAATCATTAACCACTTTCATCGGGAAACAAAAGACATGGGTAAGAACTTTGGCGAGCAACCATATTCTTGCTATTCGAGTGGATGCCTTTGTGATTTGTTTCCTGCATATATGGGCGCACATAATAACTGGAGTCATGGTTTTATCCATCTGCAAATAGATAAGCAGGGGGATTATAAAGTATTGCAAAAAACAATTATTGAAGGAAAAATATATTAATCATGAAAATAACAATCGAACACTACGATAATAAATACATCTGCGAAACACTTGAAGAAACAGATGCAAAC